GGCCGATCCGGCAAGGGCCGCGGCACTGCCGTCCTTGTCCTCGTCTTCCTCAGCCTCTTCACCAGCAAAGGAGCCGGCATCGTGGGCCTCACCAAGGTTAATTTCAACCTCTTCACCATCTTGAAGCTCTTGAAGTGCTTCTTGCAGGGCGCCAAGATCAATAGACACCTCTACTTGCTCGCCTTCGGCGGGCATACCTGACAAATTTTTGCCATCAAAGTCAGCTAGACCATTGGTGGCCGCATAAGGAATATCCCCCTCGTTCTCAGCAACTTCCTCTGGCTCGCCTTCTTCTTCGGCTGCCATAGGGTCGCCCATATCAACGTCGGCTGCCATCGGATCCATCGCCGGGTCTGGGGCTGGGGCTCCCATCTCTTCGGGGGCCATCTCTCCGCCCATATCAAGGGCCATGTCATCTTGTTCTAGGATATGGTCTAAGGTTTTTCTAACTTCATCAGAATACTTCTCTATTACAATATCTTCTGCATTTTTTAGCGCACTTTCACGTAGGGCCGCGGCATCAACGATTGCCTCCTTAAGCAGCTGGGACATAAATTAAACTCCTATTTGACAATGACTCAAAATAAATAGTGTTATTAAACATTAAAGCCCATTTATACCGTGTTTAACTTCAAAGTGAGGACAAAAATATTTGTCTATTCATCCTCTCCTATCGGGATAAGCGCCATTTTGAATTTCTTTCCGGTTTTATTATTAATTACACACAGATAATCTTCTTCCTCAACCACGGTCCAATCACCTCTGTCGTTTTTAAGGTGTAAGTCGCCTGTGTACACGTTAGCCCAGCGCTTAGCGGCCGAGCCAAGGTTGAGATTGTTGTCTGTGGCTGGTAAAACATGACTGCCGGCTGTGACGGAGCCACTCGTTGCCAGAGTAGAGCCCAGCGTGGTGGCTCCCACCATATGTAATGTGGTAGAACCTGATAGATCTGTATCGCTAAGCGATAACGTTTCAACGGTGGTGTCACAGAAAAGCTTAATTTCGCCGCCGGCGTTTTGGTTTGCAATAACAAGATTTCCGCCACCGCCCAGCTTAACATATCCTGTTGGTACATGGTTGGTGAGGAATCTAAGATAAGCATCTGTGCCGCTGCCGGCGTCTACAGCTACTACCGTTGCGCCGGCACCATTAATATGCAAGTCGTATAAGGGATTTGTAAGACCTATACCAAGATTCCCCGAGAAGTGGCTTTCTCCGCTAGCGCTGATTGATGTAACTGTGAGCGCACCTGAACCAGAGAATGTCGTGGCCGTTATTGCTTGCGCTGATGTTGAGCCAGCTAACGTGGTGGCGCCTGAAACCGCTAGGGTGCTTCCAAGAGTGGTGGCACCAACTGCCTGCAGGGTGCTTGAGCCCGAGATGGGTCCGGTGGAGGTTAGACCTACTGAGGTAAGTGATCCGCTGGCTGCAATTGTGCTGCTAAACGTTGCGGCGCCGACACTGTGAAGGGTGCCGGACCCAGAGACGTTACCGGCAGATGATTCAATATTATAAACTCTTGCAGAATTTGAGTATAGATCAAGGCTTCCTGTTCTCGCGTGAATGTCGTCAGCCGAATTACCAAAATAAGACGATCCACTAGAGTGAATTTCAGAAATATTTTTTATATGATAGCTGCTGGCTGAGATGGCACCAGAAATAACAAACGCGCCGGTAAGAACGAGTGTGTTGGCGGCATAGCCGTGCACAGCCGCAGTGTGGTACATGAAATTTGTTGTACCACTAAGTGCGTTTGTTCCTGTTATAAACTGAACTGAACCAGTCGGACCTGCAACATCAGGCCCAACATCGGCGCAGTCTACATATGCCCACCCAAAGGACGCCATGTTATCCTACCCCTGTAGAACCTGACCAATTCGGACCGGAGCCAGGAGGGGTACCAGTCGATGTCTTGTTTACACCTATGGTTGTTAAGCCGGCGACAATATCTACATTGGTTGAACCAGATATTACAATGGAAGATACTTTCATTTCAAGCACTCCGCTATCGGTTGGCCCGTGTCCGCCGGCTACATCAGCTGCGCCAACTACGAAATAATTATTTGAGCCTGTTACTCCCGAGATCGAAAAGCCAACTCTACAAGCGTTTGATTCGTCATGGTTGATCACCTTAAACCAGCGCGTAACATATGGAAATATAAATTCGCAGTCGGTCATAAGGCGTGGGTCAACCTTGCAATCGATAGCTCCGCTAACATAGGGGCGGCCGCTTACTTGATATGCGCCAACGTGATTTAAACCGGCTTCTAAATTCCAACTTCCCATTATAGTTCTCCTGTCTTAATAACTTTCAATATAAATAGTCTCTACTTATTTCTATTGCGCCTTTCTTGCGCCTTTCGTTTTTTTTGTTGTTCGCGAAGAGCCGCCTTTATAGCTCTTTGTCGTTTCTCTTTTTTCTTAACCGAAGGTTTTTTATAATATTTTCTATCTCGAACTTGTTCTACAATCTTTGCTTTTTTTGTTTTCTTAAGAAACTTTCGGATCATCTTTTCTACGTTACCTCTAGTTTCCCTGCTACTGACTGATACGTTTGTCGCTTTATGAGACATTAACTCCCTCCTCTACTTCATGTGTTGCCAAAGCTTTGCCGCGTCTCCTACAATCGAACGAATATCTACACCCGCATCCTCGGGGGCGCCCAAATCTGTTTGACCAGGCCTTAGTTCTGAATGAGTCATTGGTTTAGTGCCTTCGAATAGGTCTACTCCATTATATGACTCTCTGCCAACGGCATCTAACATCTTCTTACGATGTTCTGTCAACTTGGTTCTTGCTTCGTTGTTTTTATTTACTGCCGCTTTTTGTGGCGAGCGGGGCGCCTCGACCAACGGAGCAGCATGCATTCCTTTGACCACCTCGGAAACTACATTGGACAAGAGCCCCTCCTCTAAGAGAACCTCATGTATGCACTCTTTAACTACGGGCTTAATTAACTGCTTTAATTCACTTTTTTTCATTTGCCCTCGCTTTGGCTTCCTTCAATTTGATGTCTTTAGCCTGCAGGTGTTTCTGTAGGTGTGGCTTAACAATTTTCATTACGAGCCCCTTCAGGTCTTGTTGAATGTCTGCCGTTACCATCTTTCTCTGTTCACGGTCGGCTATGTCTGCACCGGCGGCTTGACCAATCAAGGCGGTGACTTTACCGGCAACAGCGCGGAAGGCATCGACCTGTCCTTTCACTGGTTCAACCCTAGCGCCGGTGCCGGTCTTGCCGGCGCCGTAATGCTTGGCGGCAGGACTAGCTTCGGTTGCCTTGATGGCCGTAGCTAGCTGGTCGGGAATTCCTTGATCGGGCTTATTCTTCTCCAGCCAAGCTACTTGTGCTTTTGCATATTCCAAAGCGTCTGGTTTAAGAATGTTCTGCTTTGCGTTCGCATAATGATCAGCGTCTCTGCTGACAAGGTTATTACCACTAACTTGATCAATTTCTGGCTTGCCGGCGGCGGCCCACTTTTCGGCTGCGTTCGAAGGCTTTCCTCTACCGCCAGTTGCAGTGCTTGTATAAGCAGTGTCTGTTCCCATCTGGGCTCCCTTCTCTGCGCGAGCGGAGACTCTAGCTCGGCGTCGAGCAGATCTGGAGGCTAGTTTTCCTTTGGCTTCGGTTATTAATGTTCTTTCGAGTTCTTCAACGATCAAATCAGCTAGCATTGGAATAGTAGATTCTTGCACCTTTAAACCATTCGCTCTGAGTTGTGCGGACAAATCTTTCAATATCTGCTTTACGGTATTTTGAACTGCTTGCTTATCAAGTTTTATGGCACCGCCAGCAATTTCTTTATTATTAAAGCGCGCCATAATTGTGCTAAAAAGCTTTGAGTACAGCGCTCCCTCACCGGTAAATAAAGCAACCGGAGCATCGGGCATTTGAATTTGCGGCTTATCCTCTGGATCCATACCGGGGGTGCCTGTCGCAGCATCTGTATCTGTGCCAGCGGCAGCATCATCAGCAGTTCCTGTCGCTGCAGTTTTATCGGGAGTGACGCCTTGTATTTTCATAAGCGGGTCAACAGTATAGCCTGTATGAAGCTTAGCTTGGCGTTTGGCTGTGCGGCCGGCCACTTTGGCTTTGTGAAACTTTGCTTTGGCGGCGCCGATCTTTTCTTTCGCGCCAGCCGCGGTTGTTTTAAGTCTATCCCACAACCCTTCATCTAAATCTATCTCTTCTTCGCTCTCATTTAAATAGTTGCGCCAGGCATCTGCATATTTTTTGTCATCTTCAAAACTTGACCAATCACTCATTTTCTAGCACCTCATTTAGTAATCTATTTATTCTGTCTGCTCTTGTAATAACATTAGGTGTTGATAAATCTTTTGCCTCTTTCATCATAAAGGCGCCGGGTGTTGATGGCTCTGACACAAAGTCAAAACAAATCAATTGAAAGTCATCTTCTACGATGGTGCTCCCTTGGTTCTCGCTAACAGAACCCATACCTCTTGAAGAGATGCCGAGCTTAACACCGGACTCTACAAGTGAACGCAGAATGCCACCCGAAGGGGCGTCAAGCACCTTAACCTTACCCATTACATCTTTGCCGTCCCACCACACGTCTGTAACCATGTGAGAGGCATTCCTTAGATTGATAACTGAATCATCCGGGTGGTCTAACTCGCCTAGGGCGCGGCGCTCTTTTACGAGCTTCTTATAATTCTCGACCTCGCGCACTAAAATCTTGTGGGGATAAATACGACCATTCCCATTTTGGGTGTCTGATCTCTGCATAACACCAGACAGCAGCATGCCACCGTTGGCAACGTACCTCTTTTCGTCTTCTGTTAAAAGATCTTGGCAAACGCCGCCTTCACAAAGCTCATAATATTCTCGTAGAAGTACTTTGCCCATAGCTAAGACCCCTTACAACAGTGTCTTACTGGTTGTAACATCCATTTTTGTGTCCAAATGTTTATGTTCATGTTTGATTCCTTCGTCTCCAAATATCATATTCATAATGTAAGATGTTCCCGAAGACAGCCATCCCAAAAGAAAGAAATTTGCAACGGTTACATCAAAACTAAATAGTTCTGTAAATGGAGAAAGTAGCATTAAAAACCACCCAACATGGAATCCCATGCACATTGGACACTCAAGCAGCTTTCGAATGGGGCCACTCTTTGGGCGCCAGCGATCAAATATCTTACCATATACTAAGATTTGGGTGAGCCCATAGGCTATCAAAACAAAATATATTAATTCCACTGATGCCTCTATAGTGTGTACAAGTAGTTTAGTGCGTAAGGATCTCTAACGTATCCCTTTCTAATGGAACCTTGGTCTGTAGAGTGTGGCACTTCGCCCAACTCTGTTGAATGTTCCTTATCCGGGTGGATAAGTTCGTCGTCTGATATTGAAACAATCGCTTCGACATTCTCAAAGTAGGGACGCTCTTCATCGATGAAGCTTGAAATATTAACTAGCGCCAATTTTGATGCGCTAAGGTCTTTATTTACTGGCGCCTCAAGGGTGCCCTCTATGGAGCTATAAAATGCGCCGGCCTGAATCGACTCGGCAACCAAGACACCTCTTTTTCTTAAAAAGCTCATTAATCTATTTTGAGCGCCGTATACTAAATCGTTCATTGTTTCTTTTGGAAATGCAACAACTTTATTTTTTGACGGAGACAGGACGATATCAATATCTCCATGGTCAAAAATCATAAGATCACCACTGAGGCTTTTTCTTATGTTTAGTTCTAATTTGACCTTTTTTTCATTGGCGAATTCGCCAACTTTAATTATTATCGCCATCGCTATAAATTTCCTTAACTAGCTTTTGGGTTCTCATAACTGTAAGTAGTACATCTTCGTTGATATCTTGGTTGGTAAAGTTATCTAGCTTTTCAATAATTTTATTTGTCTTTGTAAGCATTTCGTCATCTTCTTTCACCTCTGAAACTTTTTTAGCATTAACCATATCTTTCTTTAATCTTGTTATCTCTTCGTTTAGAAACATTTTCAACTCCACTGAGTTGTCTGCGAAGGAAGAAATGTAATGTGATAGTAAGCTCCTCTGCTCTTCTAAAAGATTCTCTGTATACTTATCATTAAACTTGTTAACGAATGTCTTAAGGATTACATTATCAACTTTAGGTTCACCTATTTTTTTGGCCATGGCGTGGGTCATACCATCAATAATCTGATTCTCTAGCATAACAGTTTTCTTAGGGGATAATCTACCATGAAAGATTTGAGATATGGTCGCCAAGGTTTTATAATTTGGGACGAAATTTCCAAAGACTGATGGCGATAGTTCTTTATTAACGTCATCTATTAGTTTTGTTTGAGCCTTAAACAGCCCGGATGGATCGATTAAACGTTGGGCAATTTTGGCTTCCCTCATTATCTTTTCAGAGGTTATTTTCTCAAGATTTTGTTTTCCACAAAGCGACCGATAGCAAACTAAATCCTTTTTTAATGCGCTATCTGGTGTGAAGTGTTTCTTCACAAGATGAAGCGCTTTGTCTCTTACCTCTTTGTCCCCCTTGAGCGTGGCTACTGTGGCCTCCCTAATGAGGGCCTCATATACAAAGGCTGTATTTCGTTTTTTGTTGTGTTTAGTTTTCATCCTTATGCTCCGTTAATCGTTTCTTGTTTTCCAAACCTAGTAAAAGATTTCGGATAGAGTCATTAATCTCAAATAATTTATCTTCTTCAGACTTTTCTCTCAATGTATAAATAGACTGTTCTTCTTCATAAATCCCTTTCGCAATACTGGGAATGGTGTTCTGGATCATCTTCTCGGAACCGGGGAGTATATTTCGGGGGGTGTTGCTGCTCATCTCGGCACTTCTCTTGCCTGCATATGAGCGTGTACGGGGACCAGCACTCTTGCGTTTATCTGTTTTAACCTTCTTATATGTTTTCTCTTCGCCGGCGGGTTCTTCAGCGCCGGCCTCCGCAGCAGGCATCTCTTCGGGGCCCATCTCTTCCATACCGCCCATGTCCATTTCACCGCCCATCTCTCCACCAAGCGCACCAGCGGTCTCGCCGGCGGCGGCAGCTTCGGCAACTGCTTGTAATGCTGCGTCGTGCTTGCGATCAAAATATGTCTCTCGTTGGTTTCGCATTATTTCTTCATGTGACATACCAAAGACGTGTTCTGATACCCACCTACGCGAGAAGTATCCTTCTGTGGCAGCTGCACCAATGTCAAACTTTTGCTTCCAGTGCTCCAACTCTTGAAGTTCTGCAATCTTGGAAGGGTTATTAAGAGATAGGTTAAAGGCCAACAGGTCATCGCCTCGGAAGCCTAATGTATAAAGATGAATAATACCAATCTTTTCAAGCTCTGAAATAATAACTCTTTGTAATCTTTGAATTGTTCTCGCAAAGCGAATATCTTTTTGAGCGAGAGTTGTCTTGTCTTCTGATGCTTCTTCTCCCATAGAGAGATATGCCTGGGGAACCTTTAATGCGGCAAACAACTTGTCTCGAAGATACTTAACATCATCAATCTGTGTGATATTTTGTGCTCCCGCTAGTGTCTCGATAGAAGTGGCGGAACCAGCGCGGACAGGAATGAAATAGTCTTCTTCGATGCTCATCGGATTATATCTTAGATCCACTCTACCGCTATCCGCGTCCACAATGGAGTGTCGTTTAAGTTGTGAAACAACCTTTTGCATATATTGCTCTACCTCTTGTGGGGGGATGGAGCCCACATCAATTTTGAACACTCTTCTTTCAGACGAGCGCACAACACGGTAGGCCATCATGGCATCTTCCATCAATGTAAGTTGGCGCCAAATGCGCCGGGCTGGCTCAAGAATAGAAGTGCCGTAAGGAGCATACTTATCATTACCAAGAATACGGAAATGTGCCATTTGCCAGTTCTCAAATGTCATTCCTGCTGAATTCCACTGATATTGAATATAGTTTGGATTGGTTGAGTCCTGGCCTTCCAATCTTTCAAGTTCAGCTGTTGGTAATGCAATAACCGACTGTATCCCGTATTTTTCATCGATATCCAGATACAAGAAGAAGTCGCCATACTTACACATTGTGCGCGCCCAACCAAAAAGATTATACTGAACGTTCAATATGTTTTCATATAGTACTGCCAGGACCGCTTTAATCTCCTCGTTCGGGCATTTAATGTTTAGCATCGGTCGAAGATCAGAATACGTTGTCATCTCATCTGCATATATGTCCATTGTCGAAGCTATCTCAGGCATGTATTCCATCTGGTCAAAGTCAACATAACGCTCTCCTCGTCTCTGACTTTGAATCGCGCTGGTGGCCATTGTGTCAAGAGGGTTATATAGTGACTTTTTAAACTGCTGCCCGGAAGCAGATTTGAATCGTGAAGAGAATTTATCTAAATGTTGTCTTCTAATTCGGCGCCCTGACTGGGAGCGGTAGTTTATGATCGGGCCGGAAAATAATCTTGTTAATGCTTTAAAAAGATTTGAATCTCTGTTTTTGGGGTTTTTATCACTTGGTGCCATTTATTTTCTCACTTTATAATCCATTTGTATTGTTCATACATTTGTTCTGCTTCAGACATTTTATCAAATATATTACCTTTTTTGTAGCCATCTTGTCCTTTTATTTGTGTATTCATCGTTGTTCTTGTTGTATGAATCGCATTTACAAAAGCTTTTTGATAATTTAAATCTCTTGCATTTACCTGAAGCGCCGTGTCTCTAACCCAACAGGCAATTGCAAGAGCCATAATTAAATCATCATTATAACTTTTCATAGCTTGAGGTTTTCCGTTTCTCCAAATAAATGTTTTCATCTCATTAATGGTGCGAGATGAATATATCCTAATTAGTTTATTTCTGACAAACTCTTCTAATTTCGCTACGATAAGCGGCCGGGTTTTCATTGATGTTGTAAAACCAGGCACGGCGCTGGTGACATTCTCAGCTTGATATTGTTCGATGTATTCATGTGTGGACTTAATAGAGTGGTAAACGTTTGGATATTGAAAATCAATAAGTTTTTCCAACACAGAGAAGCCAATGTTGTTGTTCTCGACCACCAGCATGGCGTTTCCAAACTCTCTTCCAGCGTGATTAAGAAGGTTGGCATACATATCAATCGTCGGTTTTCCCTGATATTCTCCGACACATTCCAGTGTTTCAAGCTTTATAATATGAAATGCCGAGTTATCGGCGCCGTCGCCTCTAGCCACATCTGCAACCAATAAATAATTGCATGTCGGATCAAACTCTTCCCAAATCCAAAAGTTTCTATCAAACCCTGTTCGATGCTTTGGTTCTCTTGTGTTGGCCAAAAGCCATTCCATGTCGTCTGGATCGATAACAGTCTCGCCAGATGTATTAAAGTTGCATTTAAGCTCCTGCGCGATTTGGCGCTTGGACATATTCCTGGTTTCTTTCTTATACCACTCTTCGTCGCGGTCAGGGTGAACATCCCAAGGCAATGTCGTTAAGTGAAAGTTGTTGGAACCATCTTCGGCGTCTGCGCACGTCTTATGAAACCAGTTACCGACACCGTTGGGCGTGGACAGCGCTATGCATCGACCACCTGTTGACAACGTGGGATACAGGCCAGTCCAAAGTTCGTCGAGGTTCTCGATGTGAGCAGCCTCGTCGAGGACCAAGAGAGACAACGCCTCAGAACGGCCGGCATCTCCGGAGGTAGAGGCAGCTTTAATAGATGAGCCATTTGAAAGCTCAAAAGATGTTCTGTTGTCTACGTCAATGGTTGATATTTTGAGCCAGTCGGGAAGATTCCGCATGACGCTTTTTACTTTCTTGACGAGGTTCCCGGCTGTTGCAAACTTTGTTGCCATGACAAGAATAGCCTTATCACGATGGAACAACATCATCCATACAATATAGCCGGCGGTAATGGTTGATATGCCGAGTTGGCGCGCTTTGAGAATTACATTAAAGCGATAGTCGTTAAACTCTTTGAGAAGTTCATCTTGAAAGTCATAAGTATCAAAAAGAATCAGCCCGTGCATCGGGTGTGATATACGGGCGTATGTGCTAAGAAAGTAAGATGGATCCTTACCACATTTTAAGATCTCTTTGACTCTTTGCTTTTTGTCTAGTTGAAAACTCATACATCTTTCAGTGCTGCAATAACTTCATCCCTGTTGGTGAGAAGACCTTCCCCATCTAAAACGATCATATTTTCCATGCCATCGACGCGCATCATTTCAATCAATTCTTCGTCTGACATTTGTTCGAGCCCTTCAGGATCAAATACACTATAGAGTTCATCTGGGCCTCCCATATCGCGATAGTGGCCTTCTCCGAGTACTTCTTTAATTAGAGACATTAGTTCTTCCAATTGGAAACCTGCGACTGGGCGGCCTTCAGCGCCGGGAGTGTAAAGCCCTTCAGGCTCTTCCTCTTCTGGGCCACCTATCTCGACACCGGGGAGCTTTTCAAAAACCAGTTCAAATATCTCTGATACTTCTTCGGGCGCCTTTCCCTGAATCAGTTCCCCAATTGTGACAACAAGTTCATCTTGACTCATTTCACCACGTAAAGGTTTTTCCATAGGATAGGTTTCGTCAGCAACGGTTTCATCGTCTCCTTTAAAATCGGGATCGTATGAGGGGGCGCCGGGGTCCACGCGAGGATCATAGTCTGGATCACCTTTTATCTTCCGCAACAGATCCAGGGCAGCCTTTGACTCTGTGATACCTTCTTCTTTCAGATATTCTTCTAGAATAATACGATAAAGATCGTCGCGAGAAATGTCCATTTGATTTTAGTCTCCGCCATTCTTGGGGCGAGTATCGTTCTTGGGACGCTTGCCTTTCCATCCACCTTGATCGAGGAAGCTTTGCCAGCTACGCTCAAGAGGTGCTCTAGATCCCTCGGCATTATTCATTTCTTCAGAAAGGCCACCAATCTTATAGTGCTTTTTGGCTGTAACCCACGAGCGTACACGAGATGTGCTCTCGACACGCATATCTGTCTCACCCTCTTCGGTGAGAGTAACTGACTTACCTGTGACCTTGCGGTATTCTTTCTTAAGCCAGCTTGTGATCTCTCCCAAGGTTTGTTCAATGTCATTTTCAAAACCGTTGGCATGCACTTCTTTAAGTTGAACTTCTGAATGATAACTGAGACACATCATATTGCCATAAAATACAACACCAAATCCATCTAAAACGCGCTTATCAAGAATAGGGTCTCCCTCTTCTCTTTTGAGGCCGGCCTTGATCGGCTCTCCATCTTCTGTTAGGGCACCATCATATGCGTTGGCAGCTGCTTGCGAAAGTCCTTGAATAATTTCATATACTGACGATGTTTCTTTTTTCTTAGCCATTATTGGGTCTCCATCCTTTTAACCATCTTTCTTCTCTGCCAAAAATATATCTGTCATAGCAGGAACTACAGCATTCAAATTTTGTAAGGCAAACATCATCCATTGATTTCTTTGGAAAAGATCCGCAGACTGAACAATGTCTCAAAGATTCTCTATTAAATAGTTTTTTTGTAACCTTTATGCCATTTATATCAATTTTCTCTTGCCACTCTTCGTTTTTCTTAGTTTTCTTATAAAACTCTCGCATCTGTGAGAGATATTCTTTCTCTTTTTCCTCGTCCCAATTTGCTTTTGGGTTGACAATTGTTTCAGCGCCATACTTTTCTGCTATGGCTTTTTCAACGGCGGCAACATAATTTAAATCTTTATCTTTCATTGAATACCTTATAGGCTCCATATGTGGCCGCGGTGCCGGCCACTACACCACCGATAAACCACCACGTCTTGTTGCGCGGAGATGTCTTTTTTAGCGACTTAACAAGCGCTTGAATCTCTATATCTTTATGTTTGATGAATAAATCATATTCTTGGGTAAGGGCTTTGTATTCTATATTCAAAGTTTCTATTTCATAGCGATGAATTTCTTGTTGCTTATTCAACTCATATTGTACTAAGTTATCACATGCAGGAATAAAACGATCATATCCTGCTAATATTTCTGCAATTGCCTGCTTGTTAAAAAGCACCCCTTCAAATGGGGCGCACTGGTTTTCCCCCAAAATGGTAAACTGGCCCGAATCAGCATTGGCGGACAAAGTGAGTATAAGCAGCAAATTAAGGAGAAACATATTTCAATCCAAGCGTAGTCTCTATATCACTAATTAGTCCTTCTCTATCTTCGCTGAACTTTCTGCCGTATTCTCTTGTCTTTCTTTCTTGTTCTTCATCCAATTCTTTAAGGGTAGTTTCATATTCTCTTTCTAATGAAGCGATCTCCTCAAGATAGCTCTCCATAAGCAATTGCTTTTCGTGTATCTCTTGTTCATGAACATCTTTTAAGCCTTCGATTTGCGCTTCAGTAGAATCTATGCGTGTCTGATATGCGTCTTCCATCAAATGATAATCATATCGCGTCTTCAACACCACAGTCAGAAGAAGCACTACAATCAGTATCACTTTCCAGTTTTTTAAAGCAAACTCTAATGCTTTCTTCTTAAGCATTGTGCCCCCGCAATCTAGCAATGCCATCAATAATCGTTTGGCCTCCAATATAGATTGCTGAAATAATTACCCAGTCTTCGCTGGTAACGTGTCCTGTAAGTGTAAGGCCCGTCGCTGTTGCCCATACCATAAGCTTGCGGGATGTGAGTTTTTCTAGCCACGTGTCAACAAATGCTTTTGTTACTGCCATCATTATTTACTCCTGTTTTTGTTTCTTTACGCTCTTAACGCATTTCTCATATTTCTCTTTATCTTCTCGCCCAACTGATGCTGTGCAAATCGCCCAAGGATTGTTTTCTCTTTCGTCTAAGCTCCCCAAAACAATGGTGCGCACCATGCCCAATACTTCTACTGGATTCAGGCCGCCTTCTTCGTTGCCTGTCATATAAAGCATCGCCTTCTCAACGAGACCCATAACTTTTCTTAGCTTTTCAAATGCTGCATCCTCTGGGGCTGGTTGTTCCATTGTAAACGTCTCACCACCAATATTAATTGCTTCATTAAGCTCTTCTTTAATGATCTGCTTGAGTTGGGACTTGGTGATTTTCATGATCTCGTTCTTGCATTATCTCTTATGTCCCTTGCAACCTGTTCAAGCGCCTTTGCAATTTGATCGGCAATCTCGAAATGTGCAAAATCCAGCTTAGCATACTCTGGCTTTCCCAGTACCTTCACAATGTCGCGCGCGACATCATCCATGAGCTTGGGGACGTAAGAGATCTCTTCTCTGATAATTTGCTTAAGTTGTTCTTTTGTGATTTTCATCTTCCCACTCCTTGTGTTCTTTTCCTGGGTGAGCCTCTTCACAAGACTTGCCGGGATGATCTTTCTTTTCTGCTAGTTTCTCTGAACCAAGCTGAGAAATAATTGCCTGTAAGGCGACGGCCTGAGCATCGGGCGGTAATCTTGCTATGTCTACTTTGACTGCAGACACAATCTTTTCGACTGTTGGCTCTAAAGCAGACAAATCAAACTCTTCTTTGAGATCGGTCGTCTCTGATTCTGGCTTTCTCTTTTTAATGCGGGCGTACCGTCCCAAATAATCTTGTGCATATCCCAGTGTGACCGGGTCATCGCCAGTAACAGATGCTGCCAGATAATCAATGCTTACATCCAAGTCCTCTATTTTATCAGACAACCCTTTAATGGCCTTCAGTAGGGCCGGGTCTCCTTCCATTTCTTCTTTGATGATCTGCTTAAGTTGTGACTTTGTGATTTTCATGTTGCTAATCCATTCATACTTAGTATTCTTATTTCTTACTCTCGCCAAATCCGCCATACAAGCTGCCGGGTTCATCCTGATCACCACCATAAACATCACGCCCAACTTGACCGGGATCGGCATCTG